AGATACGAATTGGTTCCGCCCAGTAGAGGCGCACTGAAAATAAAAAACATGCGTATAGTTGATGGTCCGCCAGGGTCAGCTATTGTTAAAAATGAACTAAGGGTAGCACATGCGAGCACATGAAATTATGGAAAATGCGTCAGTTGGCGGCACAAGTGCTGGGTCTATTGCACCAGTAAGTCAAGCACTGGGCATGGTATCAAGATCAGGCGGTTCTATGTTGAGTGGTAAATATACAACTGATCCTACGCCTAACACGCCCAAGGAATACAAAAGGAATAAAAATGTTAGCGGACGCTTTAAAAATTCTCCTGGCAACTGAGTACGCATTCAGTCTTAAGGCCCAGCTATTTCACTGGAATGTGGAAGGCCCAGACTTTGCTCAGTTGCATGAGTTTTTTGGAAATCTTTATGAAGAAGTCTATAACAACAGCATAGATAAAACAGCTGAATATATACGTGCATTAGGAGACTATGCTCCTGGCAGTTATGAACGCTTTAGTGAACTCACTATCATCCAAGGACAAATCAAGATTCCACGTGCCCGTCTTATGATTGAAGAACTGTTGGCCAACAACGGTCAATTGTTGGAACTTCTTAACAAATGTTTTGCCACTGCTGAACAAGAAAATCAACAAGGCATTGCTAATTTTATAGCTGAACGCATTGATGCTCAACAAAAGCACGGCTGGATGCTGAGAAGTTTCTTGAAAGACGACAGAGCATGAGCGATGACATTAGAGCAATACTGGAACGACTGTCAGCAGTTGAAGAAGACAAAGTCACTCCGGTGAATGTCAAGCATGGGCTTAACACACAGCAAAAGGGTGTGCCACAATTGCCAGCATTGTTCAAACCTAAATCAGCCAGTCCTGTATTGAATTCTAAAAAAGATCCAGCACATCCAATGGATGGATACATGGTTGGTGACTCAGTAGAGCCTAAAAAATCTGCACTAGAAGAAGCCATGCAAGAAGTCGAAGAAGATATGTTGAGCAAGGTCAAAAAAGACCTCACACAATATCTTGACCAACTGGAACAAAAGGTAAAAGTAGATCGAGCACTAAAAGACAAAGCCAAGGACGAAGTTCAAGATAGAAATCCAGCCAAGCCTGGCAGACAAAAGGGCTTTGATCCTGACGAAGTGGATGAAGATCCTACAGAACAAGAGCCCTCCACCGATCCAGTTGCAGTGCCTGTGACGGATCCTACCCTGCCAGAAAACCACACAGTAAAAACTATTGCGTTTGAAGACGGAACCAGTTACGATATTCTTGGTGATGATGCCAATGGCTATGAAGTACGACATCGGGGTCGTAGTTTGTCCAGCCGGTTTAAAAATCCGGATGACGCCGATATGGCAGTTAATTTGTTCCGTGCTCTCAAGCAACGTCAACAACAACCGCAACCACAACAATCAAATCAAGATTACATAGAAGAACGATAATATGCGAGTCAATGAACTGTTTGAAACCACTGTTAATCCAATTGATGTTGATGCACTAAAACAAGAACTGGTTGCAAAACAAGCCCGGTTTGACCGATTAGGTGGCATGAGTTATCAATATGCTGATCGCATGATGCCAGATGATTACGAAGCACAACAGTTGCATCGCGATATTGATTCTCTAAAAAGAAGAATACAAGCCGCAGGTGGCTAACCAAACTCAGCCTTAGGACCGAGTGGGCGGCTGCTGCCCGGGCTAAGGAATTCGCTACTCCACAGCCCAAAGTGAGCAAATTCATGTTGACATGTCGCTACTAAAACTGTATACTTGTTTTTTTAGGAGGCTCTATGAGCAAGACATTTAACGGCGAACAAAAAATTAAGTTGACTACAATGATCAATGAGGGAATGAGCGTCCTCCACGAGATTGAAACACTCAATGGTGGACTTACTGATACCATCAAGGCTGTGGCTGAAGAGTTGGAAATCAAACCTGCTATTCTCAAGAAAGCTATCAAGCTGGCACACAAGGCCGAGTTTGGCAAAGAGAAACAGGATCACGAAACTCTAGAAACTATTTTAGAAACTGTGGGCAAGACTCTCTAATGTTGCAAGCGGTGGTTTTTACTCCTGGGCGCACCGGCAGTCAGATTATTTACAAAAACTTACAGCAACATTTTGGAAGAGATAATATCATACACAGTCATGACCCATTGATTGGACCAACTGCACCAGCCAAGTGGGCAGTTATCAGTCGTCGTCGTGATGTATTTTCTGCCATTACCAGCACGTTGGTTGGCAAACGCACAAATGAGTTTAGACAATATACAGGCACCTATAATAAAAAATTCAGTGTGGATCAATTGGAATTTAAAAATGTCTATCAGCATCATAAAATTTTTTATGAAGTTATCGACAAAGGCAATTTTGATCAATGTGTTGACATTTACTACGAAGATTTAATTTCTGATCCTTATCATTTGTTTGCTATCTGGAACATAGAAAAAACTACCAACTTTAATTTGCAAGTCAAAAGTCCGTATAACAACAAAGAGTTAATAAACAACATTGATCAATGTCGTGAATGGTTTGACCAATTAAGCTCACAAGCTATACTACCGGCACAAATTGATTTATATCGAACCAGTATCCGTCAAGATTTAAATACAATAAACGGAGAACAATGAGTTATATTGACGCACTTTTTGATCGTGAGCACGATCGCATTCATGTAGTAGAACGCCGCAACGGCGAACGAGTCTACCGAGAATATCCTGCCAACTACATATTCTATTACGACGATCCCAGAGGCAAGTTTCAAAGCATCTACGGCACGCCGGTCAATAGATTTTCATCACGCAACAACAAAGAATTTCGCAAGGAAGTTCGCAGCCAGTCTGGCAAGCAGTTGTATGAATCAGACATTAATCCTATTTTTAGATGTTTGGAAGACAACTACAAAGACCAAGATGCTCCTGAATTGCACACAGCATTTTTTGACATCGAAGTTGCGTTTGACAACGAGCGCGGGTTCTCTCCTGTAGCAGATCCGTTCAATCCCATCACTGCCATATCCATATACTTAGATTGGTTGGATCAGATGATCACCTTGGCTGTGCCACCCAAACACTTGAGTTGGGACACAGCACAAGAACTAGTAGCCGAGTTTGAAAACACTATTTTGTTTGAGCGTGAAGAAGAAATGATCAAGATGTTCTTGGATGTGATTGAAGGTGCAGATGTGCTCACAGGCTGGAACTCAGAAGGCTATGACATTCCTTACACAGTAAATCGTACCACAAGAATACTCAGCAAGGATGACACCAGGCGTTTTTGTTTGTGGGGACAGTTTCCCAAGCAACGTATGTTTGAACGCTTTGGTGCAGAAAATCAGACCTACGACTTGGTTGGTCGTGTGCATATGGATTACATGCAGTTGTATCGCAAATACACATACGAAGAACGCCATTCCTACTCATTGGATGCCATTGGTGAGTATGAACTAGGTGAACGCAAAACACAGTTCGAAGGTACACTGGATCAGTTGTACAATCAACACTTCAAGAAGTTCATTGAGTACAACCGTCAAGACACCATGATCATTGCCAAGCTGGACAAGAAACTGCGTTTCTTGGACCTGGCCAATGAACTGGCACATGCCAATACTGTGTTGTTACAAACCACAATGGGTGCTGTGGCAGTGACTGAGCAGGCCATTATCAACGAAGCACATGAGCGTGGTATGGTTGTGCCTAATCGCAAGCAACGCCTTACTGATGACGACACACAGGCCGCAGGTGCTTATGTGGCATATCCTAAAAAGGGCTTGCACATGTGGATTGGATCAGTTGACATCAACTCACTATACCCATCTGCTATTCGTGCTATGAACATGGGTCCAGAAACTGTGGTAGGTCAATTGCGGCAGACCATGACTGATCACCTGATCAAAGAACGCATGGGCAAGGGCGACTCGTTTGCGGCAGCCTGGGAAGGGCTATTTGCCAGTTTGGAATACACAGCCGTAATGGAACAACAGCGTGGCACAGAAATTACCATTGACTGGGAAGGTGGCGAGGAGTCAGTACACTCAGCTATGGAAATCTGGCACATGATCTTTGATTCAAATCAACCTTGGATCCTTACTGCCAATGGCACTATTCTCACTTACGAGAAGAAAGGTATCATTCCTGGCTTGCTGGAGCGTTGGTATCGTGAACGACAAGAACTGCAAGCCAAAAAGAAGCAGACCAAGGATCCCAAAGAGATTGCGTTCTGGGACAAGCGCCAATTGGTCAAGAAGATTAACTTGAACAGTTTGTATGGTGCTATTTTGAATCCGGGCTGTAGATTCTTTGACAAGCGCATTGGTCAATCAACCACACTGGCGGGCAGATCAATTGCCAAACACATGGATGCTCACATCAACGAGTGTATCACAGGCGAATATGATCACACAGGCAAGGCCATCATCTACGGTGATACAGACTCGTGCTATTTCTCTGCATGGCCCATACTGGAAAAAGAAGTTGCAGAAGGACGCATGGAATGGTCAAAAGAAACTTGTATTCAGTTGTATGACTCAATTGCAGACCAAGTGAATGAGAGCTTTCCGGCATT